ATACTATTTCCATCATTTGGTTGAAATACAGACTTAACATGAGTAAGTGTAGGATGGTTTGGCATCGCAGTATTAGTAGAGTATGTAGTCAATGCAATTCGATCTACATAATCAATATCCAAATACAAAGTAGTAACTGAACTTCCTGGCGCATTCCCAGCTAAACTAGAGTCTAGAGTAATTGTAGTTGCTGTAGCTTCTGCTGAAGTACCTGCTACTCCTGATTCAATTTTTGTAATTTTTGGGCCTGCCTGAGTTCCACCTGCAGTGAGATCAGTAAGTGATCCGGCAGTAGTACCAATGGCAGAAATCTGCAAACCAACGCGTAAACGCTTAAGAGTATTACCACTATCACTTCCTGTTTCAAAAATTAGTTGACTATTTCCGCTAGTTGTTGCGTGCATTGCAATAGCATTACTTGAAGAGTCTGTTGCTTGAGCAAGGGTAACATCCTCGAGAGTAACATAGTCTGAAGCAAGACTAGTATCTTTCATTAACTGAACACGATAGCCTCGCTCATCTTGCAACATTCTATCATAGCTTTCTGCGCTCGCAGCTTTTTTACGAGAACTTGCAGTAGTACCCCCGGGGTCTGTGCCTCCAGGAATATTATTAGGCAAGTTATCTAGGTCTTGTGCAGTGTATGTGTTTTGATCACTACGGGCGGCGGCTCCGATTCCGACTGCCATATGGCTCATCATTCGGGGCATTTTATGTAGGCCCGCACGATCCTGCCCATCATCAATCATTCGACCAATAATGTGAGCAATACCTGCGCGTGTTACTTTATTTCTTATAGTTTTGTGTTGCTTTACCTTACCGTCTTTATCACGAAGGACTAGGTTTACAACACCTTTTAATCGACAATCGTCTTTGTACATTTAATTTCTCCTTTAGAATTGGCGTGATCTGCCAGGGGGTATTGTAGCAACATATGGCTGTAAAAAATATGCTCCTTCTACATAATCTTCATCCCTCATAAAAGCATATCCTTTTATAGAGGGAGAAAGAATTTCTGTAATACCTGTGTCAAAATTCTTTGAAGGTGCTTCAACTAGTTCTACATCTTCTTCTAGGTCTTTAACCATTAAGTAAGGGTTAAAGCTATCATTTACCAAGAACCTTGATAATTTATATTCAAAACTAGCAGGATTTGTTAGTAATAATTCTTTTAATTTACCTACTGTTCTGATTGGTTTTTCTGTATCTTTTACAAGATCTGTATCTATTATTTCAATTAGCTTTTCGATTAAAGCCTTAGTGACTTCAAAAGAGTGCAATAAGTCATTTGAAGATGTTCTACTATTTAGTTCCTTAAATCTTCCAGAATATAAAACATTTTCTCTTGAAGTAACATTATCTTCTTTTGGAGTTGCAAAATCTTTTGATAGTCTTTGCTCTTTTAGCTCCATAAACTGTAACAGTATTTGAGTTTTAAAATCAAAAAGCACATCCCCAAATCCTCCAGCATCTCTGTCTTTGCTTATAGCTCCTAGAGCTTCTGTAAATAACTCTGCTTTACCTTGCAGTATTAACTGTCGTGCTTTTAGCTTTTCAGGAGGAGATATTAGTTTTGAGACATCTTTACTTTGTCTATCTTCTTCTACTTCGAAATGACTTTCTAAATTAAATCTTGGATCAAATTTTAGTTCTGTCTCTAAAAATAGTCTGTCACTTTGTATATAAGAATTTACTGGTTTTACTATTAAGCTTCGAATAAGACTTTCTGTATCTAAAAACTTAACTGTGTCAAAAGTACGAGTACTGAGAGTATCAACTTTTACTAGTAAAGGCTTGTCCGTTTGCTTAGTAGTAAAACTTTTTGTCTTTGCTTTCGATCTAGTTTCTTTGTGTTCATAGGGCGGAATTATAATTTCTTTTATCTTAAACTCTTCAAACAAGTTTCTATTTATCTGAAAATTTTCTAAATCTACAGTGTCTAGTAGTGACTTTAAACTTGTTTCTGCTTTTAACTTATTTGTAGATGCCGCTTTTAGTTTTTCCAGAGTTAAAATAAATTTACCGCTATTTAATAAATCTTGTCGCAATTCTGCACTATCTTCTTTTCTAAGTGCTGCTTTCTTTGCATGTCGATCAAAAGTTTCTACTAAAGATTTCTTTAAATTAATTGTTTGCTTTGCGGTTCTTCTCTCGTTAAACAATATTCTTTCAAAGAAAGATAATGCTTTTGGAGTTAAAGTTAATTCTTTTGATGCTAAAAATTCTCGTATTGCTGTTGTAATTTTGAACGCTTCTACTCTATCGCTGCTTTCCATAAAACTTTCTGGAACAGTTTTTGTTTGAAAGAATTTTATAGTATCTGCATTTATTTTAACTTTTGATCTTGTGTCCTTTGCTTTTGGATTAAGTACATTTACTACTGCTGCAATTTCATCTTGTCTTACTTGAGTATGTCCAAAACTAAATATTCTTGAAATAGTTTCTGCTAAGCTACCATTATACTCTCCTCGATTACTCCCTTCTTTTGTCTTCAATAGTCTTGTGTCATAAGTAAAATCAGGAGTATCAGGATAATTTTGCCAGTTTACTAAGTACGCATTATAACCTTGAAATCTAGCATTATACGAAAGTACATTCATTTCCCAAAAATATAATTCGCCTTCGTTTATATCTTTTAATGTTGCATTTCCCCATCCGCGCTTATCTTCATCAAAGGGATCTGCTACGTATAAAGGGCCTCCAAAAGGTCTGAAGTCTTTAAAGTACCCTGGCATCCACCAATAAACTTTTCCATAAATTACATTAGGAAAGTTTTCTTTGTACCATTTTTTTGCCCAAGGAGCATATTTTTCCCAGTCATATACTGGAGCAGAAATTCCGGTTATTGGTACACCTGTTTCTAAATGGTACTGCTCTGGACGAAGTGCAGTTGTATTATATTTCCATGTCTGATCAATTCCATTCCATCTAAAGTGTGGGTACATCTTATTTATATTGTCATTAAATGGGTGGGTTGCGCCAAATGAGGAAATGGTAAAGTCTGAAGAACTAGCCACATAACCATTTGGAATATAATAATGCCCCCGTCTCGAAGGATATGTATAGTCTAATCCAGGTGCACTAAATATTCCGGAATAAGAATAAGTAACAACAGAATGATGTCCTACAAAACCTTGGCCTCTTAATTTCATTCCTCCCGAACTAGAAGGATTATACAGAAGTGCCATGAGCTCGGTCAAAGGGCGTCTAAAGTTACCGCGAGTATTCTTATGGTGAAAGTCTACTACTATCTTTCTTTTAATTTGTGCGATCGAAGTAATTAAATTTTCAAATCTTCTATTTTGAGTAAAGATTGGATCTTCTACTTCGTCAGAAACCGAGAAAAAGTCTCTAAAATCTTTTCCTTGACTTGTAAGTTGTGCTCTATCTACTGCCAGTAATTTTTCATTCGGAATATTAAAGGGAGCTTTTATCTTTATAAATTCGCTAAACCCAAGAAAATCATTTAAGTTTTTATCTTGAGAAAAAGCAAATAGATCTGTTATAGTTATAGAGTTTTCTATAGCTTCGCGCAGAAGAATAAAGAACTCTATTCGTACATCAAAAAGCCCGGGGGTATTTGATGTAGATGCAAAAAGAGTAGGCAGAGCTCCTCCGTCTACTCCTGATACTATAGGATCATTTGACAGTGCGGTTGATCCAAATTTTAATGTATTTGTAGTAAGTTTTAAAAATCGCGGATCGTCTTTTGCTTCAGCTAAAAGAACATTTATATCAAAATCTGCCATTTTAAACCACTATACTTATACCCACCGCTCCTGTTTCTTTTAATTTTGGAGTATTATCTATCGCAGTAAATAAAGCTCCAGTATTTGCACTTTTTGTAAGTAGATTCGGAGTTGTCAAGGTAGTCTTGAAGAGTACCGGGGAATTTCCGGTACTTGGCTTCGCCACAGTTAAAATTTTTCTAGTCACGATCCAAAGTCATCTCGGACTTTGAAGTCTATCAACTCGAACACACTCATAATTTGTCCGTCTGCGAGAGTAAATTCTATCTCGCCCTCGTAAAATCCCTCTTCCACAGAAGAGTCCGTTAAAAAATCCTGCAACGGAAAAACTAAAAGCCCTGACGCAAGATTAGAGGTTATAGTATCTAGCCCTATTGTAGAAATTATTGCAGTATTCCCTTTTTTACGAATACGCAAATTAATGGTGCCAGAACCCACAAAGGGATCTCCGGTATCCGAGCGAGTCACAGTCGCTTTTAGCTGAGGTCCTGTGTCGCCTTTTACTACTTGAATTATATCCATTATTCTAAACGTACTCCTTCGGGAGGCTTTTTACTTTAAGTTAAAAATGATTATATCAATACCAACATGAAATGTCAAGGATTATTTTTTTGGTGGTTGTTAAGAAAGATAGCCTAAAACAACTCTTATGCTGCTTCCGTCACTAATTTCTATTTTAGGATTTCCACTATTATAGTTCATATTAATTCCTGCACTACTCGCACCTGTACTATTAGAAATTTGTAATTGGGTGGCTGTAATACTATTTGTTGCAATATTTCCTCCATCAATAGCTGTAATGGTGCTACCGCCTGTAGAAAAGTCTCCGCTTGCAAAAGTAACAAGACCTGTAAAACTTGTTCCAACTTGACGAGCACTAAAAGTAACAGTTCCACTTCCGGTTGCGTTACCGCTGCTGTTCACAGTCTCTACTGCCTTATAAGAAGCATAATAAATAACATTATTTGTAGAGCTAAATGTCGGAGGATTTACAGACCATCCTGTAATACTACTAAATGCACTATCTAGCCCAGCATTGGCAAAATTATACGTTTGATTATTAGGAACTGTGGGATTATTATTCGCTGAATAAATATATCCTGTAACTACTTGTCCTGCATCTGCTCCGGGGTCTCCATCATCATAATCTACTCCCTTAACAGGAGTTGTACCATTTGAACCTCGTGCAGCAATAAGTGTATAAATATATCCAGAATTTGTACCGTCAGTATAATTAATTAAAGTTCGATTCCAAATATATGGATAGTTTGCACTAATTGTCGGGAAAGTTGAGTTCCAACCCGAGCTAGGTGCACTACTTGGACTTGTATGAAGGGCGTATTGCTCTGTTATAGAGGATATACCTTTTCCATCCTGAACGAACTGAGTTACTAAGTAAACAGCACTATCCTGAAAAGTCCCATCAGACTTAGAGTTTCTATTAAAGTTCCACAAATATTGATTTGTAGAGGTGGGAGTTGAGGGACTCGTACTCCATCCCGTATCAATAGTTGTACCATTTGAATATCTACCTGGAGCTGAATTGCTGTTTGTAAGTTTATAATATTCTGCAGTTCCTGTGTAGCTAACTCCATCACTTCCTCGAGCAGCAATAACAGTAGTAGTGACAGTATTTGCACTTCCATCTGTATAAGCAATAGTGGTTCTATTCCACATATAAGGATTATTTGCATCTATTGAACCTGCTCCCGCTATTGTGGAATACCAAGTGCCTGTAGGTGCAGTAGTTGCGCTACTTCCTTTTTGATATTCTTCTGTAATACTAGAAATACTTTTCAGTAGTTCGCTTATTAAGTATGCTGCGCTATCATTAAAAGTACCATCAGATTTAGAGTTTCTACTAAAATTCCATACATATCTGTTAGTAGTAGTAGGAGTAGGTACTGTTGTACTCCATCCGGAAGCTATAGTTGTGCCGTTTGAATACCTAGCCGGCGCATTAGTTTTATTGTTATGTAAAATATAGTATTCTGTTGTTCCACTAAAACTTACTCCATCATTTCCTCTAACAGCGATTAAGCTATATACAACCGTACTTGTACTCCCATCTGTGTACGCAATAGTGGTTCTATTCCATAGATAAGGGTAGGAAGAAGTAATTGCTTGTGCTGCAACTGCTCCTGCTATTGTGGAATACCAAGTACCAGATGTATTTGCTGCTGTAGGACTATTATGTACTTGATACTCTTCTGTAATACTTGAAATACTTTTTACTGTTTGACTTAAAAGTATGACATTTGTATCTTCTGTGCTACTATCAGATTTAGTATTTCTATTAAAATTCCAAAGATACTTATTTGTAGAATCAGGTTGAATAACACTTGTAGTCCAGCCAGTTACTCCATCTCCGGTGTCTATTGTTGTACCGCTTGAGTATCTGCCAGGGGCTGAATTAGTGCTTGTTTTTAAATAATACTCTTGAGTACTGGTAAGGCTTACTCCGTCTTCTCCGCCAATAATTAAAGGTATGGTCTCTCTATCTACCTCATTATTAAAACTGGAATCTGTAAATACTTGAATAGTTGTTGAATCAGAAGTAGTAGGTACGGCAGCAAAAGGGTCCCAAGTAGCAGAAGTATCGGCATCTCCGCTATTTCCTGCAATACCATCTATTTTATAGTATAAACTAGCACTTGTAACAGGATTTGCTGCATTTGGATCTGTGTCTAATTTTTTAAAGTCAAACTCTATTTCTTTATTATTAGTTCCTGTTCCGCCAGTAAAAGTGTCTGTGTTTGGATTATATACTAGTGCGGTTGGGCCTACTAAATAATATATTACAGCATGCTCTCCTACTTCCCCATCTACAACTCTTGCAAGCGTATATACTTTGTCATGAGTTCCATACCCAATTCTGCTCGCAGTAATAGTTACAGTTGCAAAATTAGTATTTGCATTCATGCCTGTAATATTATACTGGTTTACAGTTGAGCTATCAAAAGAGCCTGTTAATCCGGAAGTAGTAGCATTCCAATTCCATTGTGTATAATCAGTTTCTTCTGTGCCTGAAAAGAAAATTTTTGCAGTGGTTGATAGGGTTAAACTACCAATAGCACTTGTACTAGAAGTTGCTCCCACTGTAATAATATCACTGTCATTAGTGAGTTCCATTACAACATTATCTGCAGGAGTTTTACTTGCACTTAATGTTACTGTATCTGTATCAAGAAGTACCGCACTTCCTGCAGCTAAAGCAGCAGATAACGTACTATCAGTTGTTCCATCCCAGTCATAAAATCTACTAGTAAAAGTAATAGGATAGTTTATTGAGCCGCTAGTTTCGTAATCTGGACGTGTGTAGTTAAAAGTTTTAGTTATTCTTCCGTCTGCTGTAGAAGTACTGTTCCAAGAAGTTGACTCAGTTCCATTTTCTATTTGATACGTTATATAAGGATTTTCAGTTTCATTAATTGTAGAGACGGCAGTAAGTGTAACTGTTGAACTAGAAGGCGAGGATGTTGTACTATCCCCGTCAAATACAAAGTGATTTACATTTAAAAAGGACGAAATATTTTCAACGCCTTTTGTTCTTGTTAAAACTTGTGTGGCAGTTACATCTTCTGATATCCAAGTTTCTCCAACTAATACCCACACCCTAAAAGTCCAAGTAATACTTGCAGAAGAAGCGCTCGCGGCCATGTTTGATGCTGCAGCTATACTCATAGCCCCCGTAGTCCCGGGGGTCATATAAGAAGTATTTGTATTATCGTCATCATCTACTGTAGCTGCATCAATATTTTCATCTATCAAACTTATAAACTGCCAATAAGCTGTTACAGTATCGGGGAGCGTATTCGAAGTATCTGCAATCCAACTTGCAGGATAATATGGCAGGTTTTGTCCTGACATAAATATATTTATACTATTTTCAGTAAGAGAATAATCTTGAATTTTGCCATACGAACTAGAGGGCAGGCTTTCAAAGCCGTTTGTGTTTACAACTGATATTCCACCAAAACCTTGTTTTGATTTACTAAATCCTTGAGTTAAAAATATAGTGTTATAAGAGCTTCCTTCTAGATTTATTTCAAATCCTAATTGTGCTGTTTCTGTATTCCATCCAGAAGTGGTAAATTCATGGTCTCCTATAGTTATAAGATCATCCGTACCGTCGCTGTCTTGATCACTATAACTAATTGCACCCTTATTAAAAACAGTAGAATTAGAAGATCCATTTTCTGTATAAGTTACAAAGTATTTTCCTCGTTGATCTTCGTAGTTTTCTGATGCCCACTCGGCAGCAGTCCCTTGATAAGGCTCAAGTACAGTACCTCCTTTTCCAACTTCGAGAGTTGTTCCCGAATTCTCAATAGTGGCATACCCAGTTTCATTCGTTAAAGAGTTATGTTCGGCAATAATTTGTCCAGAGGAAGTAGTAGGAATAGTATGTGCTGTATTACTTAGTATTGCCCAGTATCCGTCCTCTGAAGAGTGGACTCCAATAATACTAATTTCATCAAAAGCTTCAACAGTAGTAGATCCATCGCCCTGCTCTCTAACTTCTACCTTCACATTAAAAGCAGTTTGTTGTTTAGTAGTATTCCAGTTATTATTCCAAGAAGTAGGAACTTGAATGGTCGCAGTTAGTTCTGTAGCGTCTGTAGCAGGGTCTCTAAAAACACTAAATTCATTTGTTCCTAAAGTAAAGCTACTACTAGTACTTAAATTTGTTCCGGTAAAAATAAATTTAAACTGTGGAGCAGTAAAATTAAAAGCACTTGCAGTAAGTGTAATCGTGCGATTACTTCCATTCATAAGCGGATTAAGTCCAGACTCATCATAAATAATACTATAATCATCTGACTCTAAATGTACAGTTTTACCATCTAGCCCGTCGGAACCTGAAGTTATTTTTGTAATTTGACCTGTGCTTTCTACATTTAATCCGCTAGCTTTTTCTTCTCGTACCTGTGCGGTTATAATAATTGGCTCCCCTTCTTCAAAGGGAATATTATCAGACTGGCCTGAATTAGTTCCATCGGCGATTATTTCTGTAGAATAAAAAGTTCCTCCTACATTTGTAGAATCTTGCCAAGCTACAGTATAATCATTTACATCAATATTTGCGCCTCCTCCCGTTATTTCTACAATTCGAAACTGAGGATTCGAAAAGCCAATAGCATCTACTCGAACAGTTATTGCTCCATCTACATTTGTTGATTGAGTACTTCCGTCCGAATTATATTGTATTACAGGAATAGAAGGAGTTACAATTGCTTGTAAGCCTGCAGTAGACAAACCAGGGTCTATAGTTAAAAATTTATCTACAATAAAGGTATGCTCTGAACTAGAAGTACTATAGCCAGCAGATCTTATTCTGCCTATAACAGCATCTAGAGAGTAAGAAGGTTTATAGTTATATTTATAAATTGTTCTGTTATTAATTGCAGTATTAAAGCTTCTATCTAAAAGTACTGTATTATCATCGACAATTGCAATAACTTTTGCTGCTTGAACTTTTACTCTTTTAACATATCCAGTATATTCTAAATAAGTACCTCCTAATTGAGAAGCGGGAATAAAATGAGATGTTTTTGTAGCAGTTCCGGTTCCAGAAGCTGTTTGTTCAACGGTAATAGTGTCTCCTGCCGTATATGTAACTCCGGTGGTTCCTGCTACAGTATTCCAGTTCGTGGTTCCTAATGTTGTTATTTTATACTCTTCATTAATTATAAGACTGTCGGAATCTTCTGCTAACGAATCTCCGTTCGCAGCTTCTAAACTACCGTATAAGAAAAATTCATTATTAGCAAGATCGTTGGTACTACTACTATTTACTCGAACATAATACTCATTTCCATTTAATAAAACATTATCTGGGCTGGAAGTTGTAGTACGCAATACATCATCAATTTTTACTATATCACCCGTTCTCCAATTCCCAGTATCAGTATTATTCCCTAACTGAATATCGAAACCTTCTTGGCCACCCCCGCCTGTTACTTTACCAACTCCTCTAATAGTGACTTTTGTAGTCCCCTCTGTTGCATCAAACTCTACATCATCTATTTTATAAGCTGCAAATTCATACTGAGAATTTCTACCTTCAAAATGAACAATATCTCTTAAAGAAAGATCTAAACTAGCACCACTTCCAGTTAATTTATTGGAGTACGCAGGCAAAGAAGCTGTAACTGTGCCGCCTCCCGCTGCGGTTACTTCTGCCCATGTTTGAGAGGCCCCTCTCCAGCCCGTAAATTGTATATTTTGTCCGCCATTTATAGGATGTAATTGTGCCCCTAGATTTGGAATTTTTTGCATGAACGGAAGACCGTCCAAAGTATCGGTGTTCCAATATCCCAAAGAACAACTACCGTCATATAAAATGTAGTACCACTCGTCGTCTCGATAACTAAAATCTAATCCTCTCCCAGCGATTTGCTCTGCTTGGGTATCATAATTAGCTACAGGGAATCCCCTATTTACAAGGCCGTAAATAGGGATACTATTTAAAGCTGTAGAGATACTACTATTACTTAATAAAGAAGCGCCTATAGAATATCCTATAGCATTATTCTTCTCCCATACAATTTCATAATCTGTAGTAGTACTGCCCCCATACGTTGAGAATAAAGTACTATTTGTATATAATCCTTTTGGAAGTCCTCCCACAATTCTAGGAATGGTAACAGAAAAAGGATCTATAGAATTATGTTTAGTACTAGTATAAGAAGAAACATTTTGTTTATTAGACACAGTTCTGACACGGAAAATGTATTCTCCATCTTCAAGAGCAGCAAATCTATGGCTAGTCTGAGTTGTAAATATAGGACTTTCTATATCTGGAACATTATGGTGTAGTTCATACCCACTTAAAAATTGATAATCTCTAGTGTTAGTATTTCCATCGGCGTCTAAATAACTTTCTTCTGCCTTTATCCATTCTACTCGTATTTCTTCTCCCGGTTTTGTAGAGTCTGTTTCAAGAACAACATAAATATTGGAAGGTGCAGGAACAACAGCATTTATATCTTCAATATCTGCATAAGTACTATCAGGAAGAGCCCCTAAAGCATAATCTTTATCTACGGCATCATACTTTACATTATAATGTTCTACTGCTGCGATTCCATAAATATTTTTTTCTTCTTCAAAAACTATTCCTAGAACTTTATATTCTTTTTTACTTCCTAAAATTTCTGTTCCGGTTCCAGATTCTACTGCAGACAACGCATATATACTACCAACTGCGGGAATGGAAGTAGCATCAGTGTACCAAGATTCACCACTTGCCATAGAAACAGTAGTGTACTCTGTTCCCGACGTTAAGGTTACTGTTTTTGTTATAACATGAGTATAAGGTTTCCACTCTACTCCTAATGGGAGTTTGTCAGTAGTGTTTTGTGCTTCATAAAATGCATTGGTAGCTTTTCCTTCAGTATTAAGTGTTTCAGAAGACCAAACAGCCGGATCACTCGTAGAGTCCCAAACATAAAAGTTTGTAGTTATCTTATCGCCCTTATTGTACTCGGTAGCGCCCGCAGTACCAGAGGCAACTTCTTTTCCGCTACTATTAAAATATTTTGTATCTAGTCCTGTATAATAAGCAGCGTACTCTTTAACAACTGTAGTTAATTTATAAGTTCCAGCATTAGATGGAGTAGTTACTAATCTATCTAAAACTATGTACTCTGAGCCAGGAGTTTCTGTATTTACTTCTTTAATTTTGCCACTAAAATCAATTCCATACCTATCCTTATCCTGAACATTTATAATATCTCCAGGACGAATATATGCTCCTTGTAACCCAGTTTTAAATTGTACTACTTCTTTTTGGTTTTGAGAAGTCCAAAGCTTCCATCGACCATACCGCATGGCCTGCCCTTCGGAAGTTGCTCCAAATGCTATAGAATTTTGAGAAATTATTCGTCTTTCTTTAACTATGCTTTCTCGATCTTCTATTATTAAGGGTACAGGCTCATAGTTTCTAGTAGGATCATTCCAAGTTACTACAATTTGATTTGCAAGAGTTTTCTTTCCCGCCGTTTCATAGGCAAAATTACCGTCTATTACATTTGCTTTTGAAAAAGTATAGACAGGTTCTGCAGGAACGTCCGGAATAGGAGAAAGTTTTCCATCAAGCCAATACAGCATTCCTGTAAAAATGGTTGCCATATCTTTAAGAACTTTATATACATCAGTAGATTTTGCAAGATAAATATTTGCCCTGAAACGGGGCTCTAATATATCGGCACCGTTTGCATCCTTTACCCCGGAAGGGACTAGTTCATCACAATATTTTGCAATTCTATATAAGGCGAATTTATCTATGTCTGATTGTTCTATCCACCTGCCTGCTCCGTACCTATTATTTGTAACAATATCATAAAAAACCCAAGCAGGGTTATCCGTATAGAATAGTCTTTCTTTAAAATTACCTGACCAGTAATTTTCATACTTAGCTACACCATCATCGGAATATTCTCTAGGAGTATAGCTATCTGGAATTTTAACACATAAACCTTGAATATCATAACTTCTTTTTGGCAAGTTAGTAAAACTTTTAGATGAAAAAGTTATTCCTGCAAGTGCTGTTTTTGGATAAACAAATTTATCTTTAATTGTAGAACTTAAATTTCCGCCGCCCGTGCCCCCAGAAGCCTGAAGATTCCATTTCTTTCTATCGGTTTCACCGCCAGTTCCTCCGTTGGCGCGAACAGGAAGTCCTACATGTCGAGTAAGTCTGTGTACTCTTATTTTAAAATCTTGAAAAGGCTTGAATCTATTGAGCCCTATAATATGATCGAAAGAAACCGGAGCAGTAGTGTTTCCTCTATGGCTAACTATTCCTCCGTACTTACTAAATATTTGCAGCCAAGGGCCCCAATTATCATTTAATTTTAGTGCTATTTCAAATTTATAAAGAGCATATGCGTTTTCTTTATCACCATTTTCTTGATTAAAACAACATAAACTGTTATAGTTTATTCTAAGAGTTAACTCATCGACTTGACTAGGAGAAGACGCTCCAAAAGCACTAGAACTGAATTCTTGCGCTACTCCTCCATTTTGCGTTAGACTTTGCCCTGTAGGGTATCCATTACCATCAATTGTACCTGCTACATATGTGCCGGCCGCCTGAGTTGAAAAATCACTAACCTGTTTTAGTTCTATGTTAGGTCCATTTCCTGTTCTAGTAACAGCGCCCGAAACTCCATGTACTTGTTGAATAGGGGCTTGATTTAAATCTCCTTTTCTAAATTGTAAAGAAGATCCTTCTACTTTAGTTACATTTGTATTAATATTAGGAATATCTACTGTAAAAGTTATAGCATCTCTTACTCGAAAAAGGGCGTTCCCACCGCTTGAGCCTTCAGTTCCTAAACTATCATGGTTTATAATATCATCTTCGACTGTGAATGTATTATTTGCACTATCTACAGATACTATGGTTGAGCCTTGTATTAAGACTACTTCCCATACTCCGCTAGCATAGTTTCTTCTAATAGGTAATTCATATGCTTGTAAAGCGCCCGCATTACCAGCGACGGTAAATGTATTAGTATCTGTAGAAGCTCCATTTCGAGTATTTCTCAGTCTTACAAACGTTTTGGGATTATCAAAGGTATTCCAGTCTGAAGTTGCATCTTCATCTAAATTAATGTAATTGTACTGAATTCTGGTAGTTGATTCATATGTAGTTGTTATTGAAGAGACTCCAATTATGCCTACTTCTATAATAGCCATTTTACCTACCATCTCTGGGTTAACAGAGCCAGTTGATAATGACATTACTTTTGACGAATCTGCATTTCCTAAGGTAAGAGGTCTGCCACTAGTATCCGTATCTGTTGTAGCCCCTACTTCAGTAGCAGATTCAAAAGATATATCGTTTAAATATACGGAGCTCTTGCCATTTACAAGTCCATAAATTGGACCCTCACATAGCATATCAACAATACCTACATATTGTTTACTAGAACCAGATGCGGAAAAATTAGCCATTAGTTATATTGCTCCTTCAAGGTAGAACTCTTTGAGTATTGCCAGGATCGGTGTCGGGAGCCCCCTGACTTTGATCGTTTTCACCTCCCCCGTTATCACCGGGATCATTTGGTATTACAGCATTATCTATAGGATCTGCATAATCCAAAAATTGATTAAAATCATTTTTGATTTCAAGAGAGATAGGTCTTCCTGGTATTCTTAGTCTACCATATACTACCGGTACCGGATCTCCTTCATTAATATTTTGACCTGATCCCTGAAAGATATTACTTTCATCACTTTCGGATCCACCATCTACAGAAGGATCTGGTGCCATCATCTGGGCTATTCCAGTAAGTGCTAGACTCAATGCCACCCCAACCACGATTGATCCCGCAGTACTTAATCCTCCTCCGGCTGCCATTGCCCAGCCTCCAGCACCAAATCCTCCCGTGGCTGCCACAACTACTATAATTGCAATTGCCGCGAAAATTTTTGCAATACCTGACTTAGAGCCTGCAGGAAGAGCAGACATTGTAAAACTGCCTTTTGGATATTGTAATAAAAGTTCTTCATCTTTTTGCAAATAATCATTTTCCACAGAAAAAATAAAACCTATGCCTCTTTCACAACATTCTACCAGGTACTCTCTGAATCCTTGGAGATTTGTTTCAAGACAAGAAATAGCTTCTTTTATAGAAGTAGCATGCACGTCGAATTCTGTTCCAAATCTTTCTGCAATTTCTCCCTCTAAATAAATTTTACGCATCATATCTGTAAATTCCTGTTAAATGCTGTGCCCAAAAAGGGTATAGATTTTCTCTGCAAGATAATCTGTTTTCTGCATGATGAAAGAAAATATCATTTCCTAAATATACTCCACAGTGATTTGCTATTTTATTTCTTATACTAAAAATTAACACATCATTTTTTTGAAAAGAAGTAACTTTTGTATGGTTCCAGTTTTTTATATTTTCTTCCGAAAAATAATCTAAGTTTGATTCCCACCAATTGTCTTCAAAAGGCTCTCTTGGGGGAATGTATATATTTTCTTTTGCAAGCCAGTCTCTCAGCGCCTCAAAGCAATCTAAAACGCCAAACTTATACTCTCTACCAATCAAGGGGTATGCGTGCTTTTTTGGTTCAACTATTTTTAAATCCATTTCAGGATAACTAAAAATATAATAAGGAACCCCTAAAGCATTGCAACAATCTATATCATGAGTTGAAGGTTCATTAGAATCGTCGGGGTGACTATGAACTATTGCAAAAATATCTGCTTTTCTTTTTATATCTAAATAATCCTTTGATGATAGTATAAAATTTTCAGTTCCTGGAGCAAGATTTGTGCAAGGAAACCACTGTTTTTTTCCTTTAACAATTCCTATTACTCCGCACCCTTCTCTTGGATATTCTTTCTCAAAATGAGATTTTATTTCTTCTATCATCTAAACTTTTTCGACCCCGGAAATCCTCCAAAGAATAGTGGTATATCCTGATTTAAACTAGTATCTGTGCTGTTTCCTTGATACCGTATTTTGCAAGACTTTAAAGTTTTTCCACAAAGATCAATTCTTTTCCAAAATGCTCTATAGTTTCTTGGGTCTCTAGCAGTTGTATCGCTTCCTCCGTGATCGTATAGTGCTTGCCAAATTTGAACTTTATTTGGATAAATAGTATGATTGGCTGCTTCGGTAGTCTTAACTATATCATCAACAAAATATTCTTCGTCATCTGCCCATTCGTCTATGGTACCAGTAATTTTTGTATCGTCCTCCCTAAAAAAACTATGTTGGTCAGCCAAAGTATTTCCCCAAGTACATCCCCCTCCCAAGCCATCTTCTTGACCTTGATACTGCCAACTGCAATATCTTCCTATTACCATTCGATGAGGGAGGGTTACCCCTTCTACATCCATTGGCGAGACCAGTTCAAAAGCGACAAATAAACTATTTTCAGATGCAATTCTGTCGACAAAAAATACTTGAGAAGGAAACTCTTCTCCAGTGGATAGCTTACTTTTTAATGTCTTTCTATATCTTACTTGAGTTCCTAATAAATCTTGATTTCTATCAAACTGCTCGAAAGAATCCGTACCGGCTTCTCTCATATCTTCTAGTAAGGTTTCACTGTTGGTTATACTTTTTGTTAGGTTTGGGATATTTGCAATTGTTAGAGTAGGACGTGCGTATGCCCCTTGAGCTGTAAACTCTATTCCGTCAATATTAATAGGAATACTTACATACGTTTTACCATTAAAAACTATATCGCTATCTCCATCAGAGTCTATGTCTACATCTGCAGAACATAAATAATAGGTGCCACTACCTCCCTCTTGATAGCCCGGTAAAGTAATGTCAAATAGCTCTATTAGTTCGCTGTCTATTTCATCTTGTTGTACTAAATGTATTAAATCTGTCACGGTTCATATACTCTTCTAAATTCCGCTGTAATACTGTGCACTTCTGGCTGGGTGTAAGAAATATTATAGCTTTCGCAAACTACTGGCAGCACTTCACTTGCAATAGTTATATCAAACTTTAATCCTGCTTTTACATCAAAAAATGCTGCAATTACTTCTACTTCCTGCCATATTCGATTATTTGCGGTAAAATTAATCGTTTCTTCTTTATGATGTATTCCATCTCTTACTCTTTGCTCATATCCATCTCCAAATCGAGCAGTCAATACTCTGTGATTAACTGAACGTGCCGACGACCTATCAAAGATAATATCTACTGGCGCAGTACCAGGACTACCAAAAACTTTTGTAAGTATATTAGTATAATCTGATGGAAACCTTGTTTCTATTTCGGTTTGAACAGTTGATTTTAAAATTTCAAATTTAAAAGTTCTTGACATTATGCTGTTCCATAGGGACTAAGTATTCCACCCGAGCGTTTTTGATTTACAAGTTCTTGTTGAACTGCTTGTGCTATGGCTTTTCCTAGACCTGCCGCTTGATTTTCTGAAGTTCCTCCCATTCTTTGAGTCGCATTTCCTTGATTATCTACAGACACATTTACAGTAACATTATTTTGTTGACCTGCAGCCCCCGATAGAGCTACTGGTATTGTTTTTCCGTCTGGAAGAGGGACAACTGCTTCACTACCATGAAGAAGTGTAGGATAGCCTGATTGGGGGCCTTTTGCAATTCCTCCACTACTATATCCTTCTGTGATTCCCCCGTACCGCGCAAAGCCCATGATCGAGCCTCCGCTGGAAACGGTTTGAGCCGCAGTGTTTGCTATAAGGGCGGCGGTGTTTGCTGCAATCATAGAAGTTTGAATTGTCTCAATTATTTTCATTGACATTTGAAGAATATATAATACTGCCATAACTTTTTGTAAAGATTGAGCAGCTCTACTATTCCCCATCAAGCTTGTTACTGCTAGTCCTAATCCTAGTATGTTTTGTCCTAGAGCCAGATTATTTTCTGTCATTACTCCTGTTAATCCTTCGAGAGCAGCTGTATTTTTATCCCTTTCCGGTAGTATGGGCATACTAATATCTGGCTTCTGGGGAGCCATTGCACCTTCTAAAGCTGTATCTGATTCATTTCGTGCAGAATCAAAAACTGATTGAGAATTTTGTTTATAATATTCACTATTACGACTTAAATCGGTTCCAGTAACAGTTGTGTTACTTGCAGCAGAGTCAGGACCATATGCCGGGTCTTTTGGACCTTTCGGGCCTTTACAACACTCAATTTTTACACGATTAGACGTTAATGCCTCTGTAATTTGTCGAGCAACAGAACCGCCTCCAGTACTTAAAGCTGTTTTTACATTGTTTGAAGCAGAAGTAAAAGTCGTCTCAAAATTAATATTTGCAGTTTGTAGCGTTGTTTTTACTGCTTGGGCTCCTTGTTGCATTCCTTGTGCTGCTGCTTTTGCTTGAGTTTCTGCTGTTGTCTCTTCTCCAAACAGCGCGTCCAAAAGAGGATCTACAATTAATCTTTGAGTTACTTCTTTTTGAATTGCAGATAAAACACCTCGAGCCGCATCTTTTAAAGCCTCTGACATGCTTTTTGACCCGTCGATCAAAGAGTCAAATATACCATTTACAGCATTATTTAAGCCTTTTTCAAAAGCATCTGCTGCAGCATCTAAAACTTGATCTAATGGATCTAGTTCTTCTAATGCTCTTTTTGAATCTCGTACTATTTTTTCTAGGCCGTATAATGACGCTTCTTTTGTTTTAGCTGCTAGTAAAAGAGCAGTATCTCTAGGAGTTTTGAAATCTATACTATTATAAACGGCAGCAATTGATTCATATTCTCGTGCAATTCTTTCTGCATTCGGACCTCCCTTGTCGCGGGCCTCTGCTGCTTTTATCTCTAACTCTAAAAGACTTTGCTTTCGTTTTGCTTCTAATAAAGCGTATTCATTATTAATTTCTTTTACTTTTAAATTATAATTTGACTCTACTTGTTGTTTTTCAATCTCTAAAAATGCTTCCGCAACACTTACTTTAGCCCTAGCAGTTGCTAGCTCTTTATCAAAGAAAGGATTTCTGTTGGCAATAGAGTCTATTTCCTCCTGCACTCTATCTTCTACCATTTTCTTTTCTAGGGAGAGAAACTGCTTTCTCATATCTAAAATTTTTCTTTCTTGTGCTACAACTTCTTTTATAGTATTTAATCGCTCCGTCTCTCTACCTAAATTGTCGAGCTCTTTTCTAATTGGAACAAGTCTTCTTTCTAATGCTTCTCTACGAACTGCTATATCATATTCGGCTTGCGCTAAATCTACTTTATCTTTTGCCAGTATTCTTTGTTCTTCTGTAACACTTAAGTTTGTTTTATCTAGCATTTCTTGCTCTTTTTTTGCTTTAGTTAATGCTATTTCGGCTTCGTTTGTGGCTTTTGTTGCATTAAATGCTTTTTGCTGATAGGGCAGAATAGACTGTTCTGCTTTTAACATTTCAATTTTATTTAAAGTAGACGCTCTTTCAAGATCAAAAAATATCTTTGCAAGTTTTGCTCTTTTTTCAGACAGCATTAATCTAAGATCAGAGAGCTGTAATCCTCTAAACTCTTCATCATTAAAATCTTTTTCGCCTTTTATAGCTATTTCATAGGCTTTTCGAATTGCTGCGCCTTCTTGATCTATTTTGCCTTCATCATCGCCTGCTATTAATTGTCCTATTGTTTGAAAATTTTCTGTATCTTTATAGGTATCAACAATATTCATTAAGTTTCTGTCGAGTTCGTCTAATCCTTGAAAAATTCCGGAAAAATTTGAAGATTTAGGCATAAATTTTTGAGAAGCATCACCAAATTGCTGTACTGCGTTTGTAAGTCCTGTAAATGACGCCTTTACAGATGCAGCTTTTTTACTTTGAGTCTCTAATGAATCTATAACTCCTCGGGACTCTTCTATAAGCTTCTCGAATTCAAATCTTAGCTCTGCACTACCAGGATTTTGTTCCAGTTCAGCAGTTACTAGCCTGATTTTATCTTTAAGGTCTAATAATTTTTGTTGATTAACATCTTTTGGTGCTAAGTTTTGCTCCTCGAGCATTTCAAAATTTCTAATTAATGTTGGAACGCTGTTCTCTAAACCTTCTAGTATTTCCGCAACAGCTTTAGCTTCCGCGTCGTTGAATCCAAGCCGTATGCCATTCTGATTGGCTACCATTTTTAATTCTTGATATCTGTGTATCTCAGCATTGTGTTCTTTGAACTTTCCTGAAATATTAGCTATTAAATAGTCCAAGGGGCCCAGAGATGTTTTATACACATCTAGTGCGTCTCGTGCATTCTTAGATGCTACATATTGTTCTTTTAGTGCTTTATTTAAGTCTCCAAAAGTTTCTACTCCCAAACGGGCTTTTTGAGCAACATTGAGCAGGGGTATTTTTTCACTTTCTTCTGGGCCTTCTTCTATACCTACTTGTTGTCTAGCTTTTTTTCTTTTTTCTTCTGCTTCTGCTAATCTTTGTACCGCTTCTTCCAAAAGATTAATTTGTGCACTTATAGGGGCTAAATTAAAGTTTGCCAATACTCCAAGTTTTTGATTTAAACGATTTAATTCACTTGTAGGCTTTTTAAGATTTGCTGTTACTTCTTTTATTGCCTCAGATTGTTCTTTTAATTTTTTATTAAGTTTTTCTGTAGCCTCTTCTGCTTCACGAAGATCCTCACCAATCATAAAAGTTCTTCTAAACTGCTTTCCAAGCTCGACAAGAATTACAATCAATCCGACAAAAGATAAGGCACCAAAAAGTTTTCCTACCGCAGTGGTAAGCACTGCTGTAGCGGCTTTAAGATACCCCATAGTTTTGCCATAATCGGCTTGAAACATTAGAAGCTGTATTCGCCAGCCTGTAATCATTCGGGTAAAGGCATTTTTCCCATCCATAGTCATTCGTAAGTTTTGTGCACGAATTATTGCAATATCTCTCTCAATTGCAGTTCGTTCCATTTTAGACAAATTCATAACTATACTAGTTTTAGATTTTGCAGCAGTTTCTATATGCTTTAAGTTTTTATTTGTAAATTCTCCCTTACGAATTTCATCTGCAACAGTAGAATTAGTTTCTGTATGTGCAGCCTCCATTAAACGCTTTCTAGCTTCTATTCCTTCTTTAGCTGTATTTTTTAATGCTGGTCCGGCAGGAGCAAAGCTTTTTACAATATTTAGGCCTAAAATACCTAAAATAGAACTTACGCCTAAAATACTGTCGCCCAAAGACTTTGCAATAAAATTAGCGACTTCTGCTATTGGCTTTGAAAGCTCTTTAAAAGTATCTTGGAACGCGGCTGCAAATTGCGCAACAGAGTTGATACTGTCTCCTACATCATCAAACTTACTCTCGCCTTGCTCAAGAACGGCATTAACTATGGCTTGACTTTTTTCAAACTGTGTTAAATCTTGTGCATTTTTTCCTATTGTTCTACCATAGGCTTCGGCTGCATCATTGATACGAACAATGATACCTAATTCGTCTAAAAGTTCTGGTTCTGCTTTGATTGCACCCCGAGTCAGTCGATTAAATGCATCAGTCACATCTCTGCCAAGAATTGTTCCTGCATTCTTTGCAACTGCACCGAGCCTTTCCATTTGATCAGCACTGAGCCCTGCGGCTTCTCCAATAGCGGCAGCTTGTGCTGCTTCTCTAAATGCTACCAGACCTCCAGTTGCATCTTGGATATTTTTTGTCATCAACTTCATTGACACGCCGGTTTTTGCTGCAAAAAGTTCTTGTCCTGCGGTCAAAGCAGCAAGGTCGCCAACTGTCTTAAAAAACTGAAATGCGGCTGATAAGGCAAAAACGCTGGCAGCGACAGTTGCATAGGCGCCAACCAAGCCACCCATACCTTGTGCCATTTTTGAAAATTCTTTAGTACTATTTGAAGTTGTTTTTGCAGCGCCTTTTAAATTACGGTCTAAGGTTCGACTACCTTTCTCGACCCCTTGAGACGCAGTATCTACTTCATTTAAAGCTGAACGAAGCTTTTTTGCAGACAAAGTTGCTTTTTGCATTCTGCCATTAACTTCAATATCAATAGTAATTTTTTTAGCCATTAGCCTTTTACATTATGGGTGTAATTTTTTCCACCGCTTTTTGCTTTACGTTCTTCAGCTTTTCGTTTTCTTTCTGATTGCTCTGCTCTATAATTTACTAGCTTTGCTTCATACATTTTCATTATATATAAAATAGTCTTTCTATCTTCTATTTCATATAGATTGAAAAAATATTCGATTCCATCCCAATATTTCCCCATATATGTACCACTCATTCCTTCCCAGTGATCTGGTAATAAGCTAAACATAAAAAATGCCACTTGAACTTCTTCGGGAAAATCCGAAGGCTCGAGCGGCATTTTGGCGGGATCGGGTTCTTGACCTAATTGTTCACAAACAAGCAGATACTTATCTAAGTCTATCTTAGAGTCTACCTCCCGAATAGACCTCTCTAGGAGAGTATCTATTCGGGCTATTTGTTCCCAGTAAAATTTTCGAGGTCACCTACTGCTTCTGTAACCCAACTGTCAAAGACATTTGAGTTTTTCATAAGAAGCTCAGCATTTTCTTGAGTGTAAGGAAGTTCATCCTCCGGGTCAAGACTTGATATATCTACCAAAAGAAGCTCTTCTAGGTAACGATACTTTAGGCCCGACCATCCTTTGATGACAGCTTTACAGTATTCAACAATAAACTTTTCTTCGTCGAGAGTTTCTTCTGGCTGGCGAGTTTTTTTATCAAATTTAGTAGTTACGCAGCGTTTACGTAATTTTACTAACTCTTCTCTTGCTAGGTAACAAAGAGAAACTTCCATACCTGTATAGCCAGGAAAGTCTACAGCGACAGTTTTGCTTGCAGTCATGAGACTGGCGAGTGAAACGGGTGAATCAGACATTTTTTGGTTCCTTTTAAATGAAATTTATATTGTGTAATTATAAGGGAGAGGAGATAAAAAGTCAAGAACTTTTTTTGATAGCAGAAAAGAAAAACCCGCCGAAGCGGGTTTATAT